ATGAAAACGCGTTTCGTAAATCGTTGATAATCAGGGAGATAGGGGGCAACGCTAAGGTCCTATATATGTTACAAAAAATTTTTTTCAGGAAAATTATCGCAATATAAAGTGTGACACTAGGCTACTAGATATAGATAGTAAGGGGCTAATGTCACAGTATTGGTCTATTTGTAAGAATTACTCTTTCTATGTAAGTATTATAAGTATAATAACACCACGATGAAATGGGTAAACAGAAATTAAGTCCTAAAGCTGCAAAAGCAAAGGCAGTAAGGGATTTAGCTTGTGCAAATACGGACGACAGAAAAGCTAAAAGAGCAGATAGTCAGATGAAAAGAAGAAAAGCTATAAAGAATAACGGATTAGCTTTTTTACTTGGTAAGGATTATGACCATAATACAAGGAAATTTGTGTTATCGTCGCACAATAGAGGTGGAACGCAGAGTAAAGACAAAAAAGACGGCACTAAAGCCGAGAAAAACAATAAATAAAACATCGACATGGCAATAACTTCAACATACCCTATAATTGTACCTAAACTAACAGATCTTATAGTAGGTACTCAAACATATACCGCGGCAGATCCAGTACTAAACAACCCAACTAGGAACTTCACGGTATCTTCGCTAGTCAGTTTAGTAGAGGTTTCAAGTGGTGGTGGTATATCTTCTATAAGTGGTGGAGCAGGTATAATTGTAAACTCTGATACAGCTACAGCTCCAATTGTTTCTTTAGACTATGGAGCAACTAATTACATAATTTCTGCTAAACAAACCGCTACTTCTGAAACTATGTCTTCTGCTAGTTTTATAGGTTTAGGAGATGGAACTAAGGCTTCTAAAATGACACTAGGTACAATACCAATGGATTCATTAACAGAGGTAAAATACTACGTAGATAACACTATATCTGGTGGTGCAATATTCCAATCAGGTTATAACGCTAATAGCGGCTTACCTGTGCTAACTAATGGAACTGGTATAAATGCAGGTTTTATGTACACTGTTACTGTAGCAGGTAGCGCATTTTACACAGTAGCTTTAGACGTAGGTGATGTACTTATATCAAACAAGAACTCTCCTACAGATGTTGCAGACTGGACTATAGTAGTAGACAATGTAAATGTTTACAACTTATCTGCTACCTCAGGTATTGATGAAGCGGCATTAACACTAGCTGGTCCAAGCTCAGATGTTGTTAATATAAAAGGTTCTGGCGGAACGAGTGTTAGTGTGGTTAGTAGTGAAATAGTAATAGCAGGTTTAGAAATAGGTGCAACTGGTACTACAGCTCTAGCTGGTAACACAACAACAATAACTCCAACGCAGGCTACTGCAATAACTGATTCTGTTAAAAACAATACAAACCCTAGCGGCACAAGTAAAGTAACTAATATTGTAACACTAACTTCTTTCCCACCAGCAGTAGTAGATCCTAACACGCTTTATATAATTATATAACATATGGCAGATTTTAAATTCCAAGGTACAACACCCGCGGTAGGTAATATAAAACTAGGTAGTTCAAGCGTATCTAAGATATATAGTGGATCTACACAAGTATGGCCTGCGGCAGGAGGGTGCAGCTACACATTTGCAAATTCATCGGATTTGCAAGATGCCGTAGATCTGTGGTTTTTAGATAATACTGCAGCACTTGCGACATACGGACCAATAAGTGAGTGGTGTACTGAAAACGTTACTAGTATGAATCAATTATTTAAAGATAGAACAACTTTCAATGATGATATTTCAAATTGGAATACGTGGAATGTTACTATTATGACTCAAATGTTTTATAACACACCATTGTTTAATCAAGATATAGGGGGTTGGGATGTGAGTAAAGTAGAGAGGATGGACCTTATGTTTTACGCTACACAAGACCAATCGGGGAACCGTTCATCCGCTTTTAATCAAAATATTGGTGCTTGGGATGTGAGTAGTGTTAATTACATGAGGTCTATGTTTGTAGGTTGCAGTTCATTTAATAATGGAGGAAGTGATAGTATTAAAAATTGGGATGTGAGTAGTGTTGGAAGTAATGTGTTTGGTGGTAGTTTTGATTTTACGTTTTGGCAAGCAACCTTATTTAATCAAGATTTATCAGGATGGTGTGTTAATCGCTACTCCCCATCCTCAGATAATGGAAGAGTTAACTTTAGCACCGGATCGGCTTTAACGCCGGCTCACACACCTGTATGGGGCACTTGTCCATAATAATAAATAAAATATAATATAAAACATGGCAAGAATAAGTTCGTACCCATTAGATATAACAATTCAAGATACTGACGCTTGGGTAGGCTCTGATTCTGTAAGTAGATCAACTAAACAGTACACGGCTTTAGCTGTGGCTAACTACTTAAACATAAAGGGTAAGATATCTATATCTGCTCAAATGGTTTTTAGAAGCGTGTCTTCTAATCCAGGTGCTGGTGATTTCACTGGACCAGTTGATGGTTCAGCTATGACAGCTATAACTACAATGCAATTATCTACAGCTGATGTTTCAGGGCAGGATATTGTAGCTTTTATGAACTACTTAGTAGGTAGCAATATACTTATAAGCGAGCAGAACGAAATAAGTACTTTTGGTCATTTCTTAATAGATAGCTATACTGTAAGCACACCTGGTTTTTACACACTGAATTTAACCAACATCGGAGGCAACGGAAACGTATCAGACTTGCTTTACTATGATTTTGCTGTATTCCAGCTTTCATCGCAGCAATCACCTACTTTTACATTCAATCAAATAGTTGCATCGACAACCTGGATTATAAACCATAACTTAGGAAAATTTCCTTCAATAACAGTAATAGACACAGCTGGTACAGTAGTTACTGGAGAATACACATATACAGACAATAACAACGTAACATTAACATTCTCGGCGGGATTTGCCGGTAAAGCATACTTAAACTAAAAAACATGGCAATTAACTTTTTAAACACAATTGATCTTAACAAGAACTCTCTTGACAATGCTAGGATTCAAAACTTAGGTTCCGACCCTGCAGGTGCTGTAGAAGGACAAATATATTTTAATACGACGGATGATGTTTTAAAAATATACGGTGGTGGAGTATGGAGTGAAGTGGGAGGAGGGGTAGAAAGTCTTGTTGCTACCAATTCAGGCACTACTTACGTAAGTCTAACGCCAACAACTGCCGCAACTGGAGCAGTAACAATAACAGCTGATCTTAATGCAACAGGCACAAATGATGCGACAACGTACTTAAGAGGTGACAACACCTGGTCTACTATTACTAGTATATATGGATGGACTCTTCAAGGAGATACTGGAGGACCTACTTCTATAATAAATGCAGCAGCCGTTGATATAGCTGGTGGTGGTAATATAACAACCGCTTTAGTAGGTACTGAACTAACGGTAAGCTTAAATGATAGTGTTAGCGTAATTAGTGATTTAACCGTAGGGACCGGATTTACACTTACAGAGGGGGAAATAATTCAATCAGAAGCAGGTATGGAAAATTCATTCTCTAGTCCGCTTAACATGAATGATACTAAAATCACATCACTACTAGATCCAACTGCTGCTCAGGATGCTGCTACAAAAGCGTATGTGGATGCGGCTACAGTAGGAGGTCTTGTTTATCAAGGTGGCTACAACGCTACAACTAACGTTCCAGATTTAGATTCTGCTACAAGTATTGCGGTTGAAAAAGGTTGGACATATACAGTTACAGTTGGAGGATTATTCTTTACTGAGCAGGTAAGAGTAGGTGATGTTATTATTTCTGAAATCGACCAAGCAGCAGGAGCAAGTGCTTTAGCTAACTGGACAACTGTACAGAATAACATTGATCTTGCTAGTGCATCTCAAGTAGGTATTGGTAATGTTGTAGCCTCAACAAATAATTCGTTAGATGGCTTATATGTTGCTTATTCTAACCCTACAAATGGTACAGCTACGATAGGACTTGAAATAGAAGGAATGGGTGCAGCTAGCTCGTTAGTTGCAAGTGATTTATTCTTCCCGGCATGGAACGATGATGTAGGTTCAAACATGAAAGTTTCAGCCACTGAGTTATCTAATTTAATAAACCCAGAAACATCTAAAGCTTATACAATAACAAACACTGCTACAATTACATATCCATTTACTTTAACAGCAGCTACTATAAACGATACAATTATACAATTAGTTGATACTGTTACAAATGATACAGTGTACGCTGATATAAATAGAACGTCTGTTACTACTGCAACAATCACGTTCTCAACTACACCTACAAATTCAGTAAGAGTGTTAGTTCAAAAAATAGGGTAGTACTAATAATTAAATTTAATATATGAAGTTTAAAAATGACATAGAAGCTCAGGCTGATATATCTGTTGCAGGTGCAGCTTATATAAATCAACTTGGACCAACAGGGACAAGAGCAGAAGAACTTCAGTTAACTGGAACTATGCTGATAAGCGGGTCTGGCACAGCTTCCTCTGGTTTATACGTAGGGTACAGCGGCTCTGGAACTAATTCAGTTCAGATTGGTAGAGGTAGAACAGCTAGCGGTATATCCTACTTAGACCTACAAGGTGACACAGGCGGGATTAATCCTGGGTTTAGAATACTTCGTTACGCAGGAGCCAATGCTTCAACTGCAATTACTCATTACGGCACAGCTAACTTAACTATAAACGCTAGTAACGGAGCAGACACTGTATTTACGAACACCGACGTAGGTATTGGAACGACTGGTCCTAAAGCTAAACTTGATATCAATGGGCATTTTTGCGTAGATAGCAAAACTCATACAGTAACCAATGTTTTCTCAACCTGCCTTACTGTTAACTTAACTAGCCACACCGGTTGTCATGTTGTAATTACTGCTTTTGGGGATTGGGGTGGTCATAGTTCAGCTGCTTATAGAGGGGAGTTTTTCTTGCAAAACGGAGGTAATCAATATAATGAACCTGGAATAATACTAAGACAAGACGACAACACTTCTGACACAAGTGATCAAATAATCTGTCAAATAGTAGACCCAACATCTACAGCAAATCCAAAAGATTTTCAAATTCAAATAAGGCACACAGACACAACTTCCCCAGCAAGTTTTACAGCGCAATTAACTTATACTGTACAAGGTAAATTTAACTCAATAACATAAATAATGGCAAATGCAACAGCACCTGTAATACAGATAAATGAAGGTAACGTAGGTATTGGAACTGATAGTCCTAGTACTGAATTATCAGTTAATGGAGCTATTTCAGCAATTACCTCAGACTATGATCAAGGGACAACAGGTTCTAGATTATTAATGCATTCTGCAGGTACAGGAAATTCACACTCATATATACAAGCACAAAGCAGTGGAGGTACTTCAAATGCAGAAGACTTAGCACTTCAACTTTACGGAGGTAACGTAGGTATTGGAACAGCTAGTCCTAGTGAGAAACTTACTATAAATGGAAATGATAACTATGTTGCAGTAGAGCACACAAATTATAAGTGGGGCGCAAGTAATGTAATAGGGGGTAAGTTAGGTGTTATAAATGCAAATGGTGCTGCTATTTTAGATATGAGAAGATGGACGGGTACAGGTAGTAATCACGGAACCGCTGCAATCACGCAAACCAATATCAATGGAGATTGGGGATTAGACTTTAAAGTAGGTGCTAAGACTACAAATACTGTTTCTACTGTAAGTCGTATGCTTATAGACCAAAGTGGTAACGTAGGTATTGGAACTACTGACCCACAGGCTCAATTAAATGTTGTAGCAGGTAGCACTGTAAGAACTTGGACACCAACTTCAGGAACTTCCGCTATTTTTGAATCATCAAATAATAGTAGAGCATTTGTTTCAATAGTAGGTGCTAATCAATCAGAGTTATTATTTGGGGATGCAGGTTCTCAATTTTCAGGAAGAGTAAGATTTAATCATTCAGACAATAAGTTGTCTTTATGGGCAAGTGGAGGTCAAGATGTTACAGTGGATAATTCAGGTAACGTAGGTATCGGGACAACTAGTCCTAGTCAGAAATTGCAGGTAGTAGGTAACACTTTACTTAACGGTATAAAATTTAACACTGGTTATGGAAGTCAGTTTATAAGCGCGGGAACTGGTACTACGATTAACTTCGGTCAACCAACTTCGTATGTGCAAAATATATTTGTTCAAGGTACTATAGAGGCAAGCAGTAGTGTTCAAATGGGTAATAATACAGCAGCCGCTTCATCAGCGAATGCTGGTTCAACAAGATACA